GGTTCCATTGAACGTGAGGTTCCGCAAGAATGCTTTCGATCGGCACTGTGTAGTCTCTCATGGCTCACTCCCCCACATTCAGCTTTTCGAAGTCAACCAAGTAAAGGTTCTCCTTCGAGCGGGTTTCAATCACATACCGTACGTTTAGTTCTTGCTCAAGTGACTCACCATCAGATGCATATTTAGAAGGAACGCGCCACGGGTCGAGGTGGTAGACTGTCTCAAATTCAAGGCCCTGCATACTGGATGAGCGGAAGTGATGAAGGGCATGAGGGGGATAACAACGCGCCATACGACGCCGCAGCTGAGATCGAAGGGCTCGGAATAGAGGTAGCAGCCCTTCGCACAGCACTAGCAGCCGAGCGTGAGCGCGCCGAAAAGGCGGAAGCCGAGCGGAACGAGAATTACGCTAAGATGTGGAACTACCGTGATGAAGCTGCTCGTGAAATGTCCGCCGCTATGGAAGTGCGAGCAGCACTAGCAGTCGAGCGTGAGCGGTGTGCGAAGATCGCGGAGGCGCAGGCTGAAGATGAGCCTTACGGGCACGCAAAATTCCGGTGCGTCAGCATCGCCGCCGCCATCCGTGCAACAGGAGAGTGAGATGAGCGACATGGAAAATTGGGATGCTGATGCCGTGAACAATGGGTGGGTGATGCCCGCCGCGCCGTGGTGGAAGCGTCTCCCCGTAATTCGTCACATCAGATCACTGTATAATCGGTGGCGCGTCTCTCAGCACAATCGCATGTGGCGGCACCTTGGAGCGGTTGTGACGGGCTATGATAGTTGGGTGCTATTCGGCATCTGGCACGGGAAAGAGCGCCCATGAGCGCGGCACACAACAAACTAGCGCACGCATTTGTCCAAACTGTGATCCGCGAAATCATCGAAAGCGGAGGTAATGCGAATTCCGTGATGGTTGTACTGGAAAGCGTTGTGCTCGGCGGGCTGCTGGCAAATGAACGGGTGTTTGGTGCGTCGCGGCGCGTCTCTGCTGAAATGCTCGACGCACTCGCGCTGGCCGTTGCTGAAAGGCTTGCGGAGGCCAAGCCATGAGCGCCCCGATCCACACGAAGGACTGCCCGGTGAACCGCAAACCACCCCGTAAGCCTGGGAAATGCACCTGTGGTATCGAGCGCGACAAATGGCTTGCCACTGCCCGTACCCTTGAAAACGCCATGAGGAAAAACAAATGATTGAGCCTAAAACAGACCTAACCGTAGAAGAACGCATCAAGTGTGCTTATCTTCACTATGTCCGAGGGGTCTCTCAGCAAGACTTAGCAGTCGCGTATGAGGTAAATCACGGACGCGTAACTGAAGCCTGCCTTGCTATTGCACTGGCTGCGGGCGCACCAAAAGCTATGCGAAAAAAGATGGAAGATGTTAGTTAAGAAACCATACGTATTCCCCATGAATGAAGCCATACCGGCGAAATAACCATACAAACCACCCCAAAGCCTGCAAAAACCCGTTGACAATCGAATGAAGCCGTCATACATTAATCATGCAAACAACGCGGCAAGCCGCAAGCAAAGGACCAACCAAATGGATCAGATCACAATCCAGGGACTCACGTTCAACGTCCCTGACCGCTACACCGAGGGCCACGTCCTCACCGCCAACGAGGCCTCCGCCCTCAACCAGACCTACCACGAAAACCTCCGCAACAACTTCGCGAAGAAGGTCAAGGACGCGGGCGAGTCCCCTGACGTCGAAGCCCTTCAGGCCTCCCTCGACGAGTACGCTGCCGCTTACCAGTTCGGCGTTCGTGTTGCTGGCGCTCCCCGCGCACCTGCGGACCCGGTCGGCAAGGAGGCTTTCGCCGTGGCTCGCGAGGCCGTTCGTGGCAAGCTGCGCGAAAAGGGTATCAACCCCTCCGCAGTCGACGCGAAGCAGCTGGGCGAACTCGTCGCCGGTGCCCTCGAGAAGTACAAGGATCGCTTTTACACAATCGCTGCGAAGCGCATTGCCGATCGCGAGGCTCTTGCTGCCGAGGCGCTCGACCTGGATACCGACAACGTGACTGTGGAGGACACCTCCGAGTCCGAGGCCGCGTAACCAGATGGGTGGAGAGTACCTCGAGTTACTCTACACCGCACTGGCATCTGAGGCGGGGATCGTTGTTCACAGCGACGATCCCCAACGCCTTCGCCAGAAGCTTTACTCCGTCCGTCGTGCGGCCCTCGACCCCAGTCTCGACATTCTTTCCTTCGTCGAGTCCCCAACCGAGCCGACCGAACAACTTTGGATAGTCAAGAGGCCCGCCAATGGCGCAGCGTAAACTTACCCTCCCTATCCACAAAGTCACTCTGAACCTTTTCAAAGGTGACTGGGAAGAACTTGCCGAGATGCATCCTAAACTCGGCCCGTCTCGCGTGATCCGGGAGCTAGTCCACTCCCACATCCGTAAGGTCAAGGATGCCGCAGCGCAGCGTCAAGCGCCACTTTCCCAAAACGAAATGGACGAGATCATCTAAGTCCCCAGGCTCTATCAGTACAGGACTTAGGTGTAGTCGGTGGGCGGTTGAGTATACTCCTGCCCGATCGATGTGACCCTGACCAGTGATTGACTCCCATTGGTCGGGGTCATTTTTCTACCTCTACTAAAACACGTCAAATGGAGAAACCGATGGACGACATTACCACCCTTTTCGAGCGCAATCCACTTAGTCTAACCAAGGAAGACATCTCCAAAATGATCGAGCACTACCGCGAGGCCCGTGCCCGTTTCCTCATCGGAGACAAGAAAGCCGGGAAGACACCCGCGGCTAAGCCGGAGAAGAAACCAGTCAACATCAATCTAAGTGATCTCGACCTCTGACCCCCAAAGGAGCGCCTCGGATGAGCGACCTTAATACTCTCAGTAAACTACCCGACTACCAGTGGCCCAGTCCCTTCCATCCAGGCACGAACATTCAATACGCCTGGGACTCCACGTCCCTTGGCTGGCTGAAAGAGTGCCCGCGCAAATACTTCTACCACATGATCGAGGGCTGGCGGGGTAAGGGTGAGTCGGTCCACTTGACCTTTGGTATCCATTACCACAAGGCCCTTGAAGACTACGATAAATATCGAGCCTCTGCTAACCTTACCCATCAAGAGGCACTTGAAAACACTGTCAGCGATCTTCTTGAAGCAACTTGGATTTATGACGAACCAGACCCCGGCCACCCAAACCACCAGTCTGGCCGTCCGTGGGACTCCGGCCACAACCTCAAGACCCGCGAGAACCTAGTCCGTTCCGTCATTTGGTATCTGGAGCAATTCGGTGACAATGATCCTGCGACTACCGTTCAACTTCACGATAGAACGCCAGCGGTCGAGCTTAGTTTCCGGTTTCCGGTCGATGACGATCTCGTACTTTGCGGGCACCTTGATCGTGTCGTGGAGTACCAAGGTCAGAACTACGTCATGGACCGTAAGACGAGTACATCCACCATCTCTAGTTATTACTTTGACCAGTATTCCCCCGATAATCAAATGTCCCTCTACACACTCGCGGGCTCTATCATCTACAGAAATCCGGTTCGTGGGGTCATCATCGATGCAGTCCAAATTGCCGTGGGTTTCTCTCGTTTTGAAAGAGGCATGGTTTACCGAACCGAAGGACAATCCGAAGAGTGGCTGAGCGACACTAAGATATGGGTTGCACAAGCTCAGGTCTACGCTGACAAAAACCACTGGCCCCAGAACGACAAGTCCTGCCACAAATACGGAGGCTGTCCTTTCCGTGGCATCTGCGCTACAGATGCTCGGGTCCGCACGAACTTCCTCGAGTCCCACTTTATCAAACACCCTTGGAATCCGCTGGAGGTACGCTAATGGCCCGTCCCGCTAACACTTACCGCGCAGCCCGCCGAAATCAGTGGCGACTGGTCGCACGTGAGTTCTCCGTCCACCAAGGTAAGTGGGCTCAGTTCAACCGGATGCTTAAACAGTCAAGGAGCGAAAATGCCAAGCCTTGACCAGCACCAGTCATCCACTACGACCAAGCTTCTCTTAATTGGCCTGTCCGGTTCAGGCAAGACCGGAGCTCTTACCTCCCTCGTCGAGGCCGGATATAAACTCCGCATTCTGGATTTTGATAATGGTCTTGATAGTCTCGTTATTCAGTGCCGTCAACGGTGTCCTGCCTCCCTCGGAAACGTCAGTTTCGTTTCCCTTCGAGACAAGATCAAAGGCACTCAAGCTGGTCCGGTGCTTGACGGAATGCCTACCGCATTCACCCGTGCAATGCAGCTTCTCGATCGATGGAAAGATGGAGACGTGGACCTGGGAAAACCTAGCGACTGGGGGGAAGATACAGTTGTCGTGGTCGACTCCCTGACCTTCCTCTCCGAGGCCGCATACAACTGGGCCGAGGCGATGAACCCAGGGGCTAAAGACAAACGCCAGATCTATGGTGCCGCCCAGTCCGCGGTCGAGAATGCCATCGCGCTTCTCACAGGGGATAACTTTAAAACCAACGTGATCGTTATCTCCCACATTAAATTCCTCGACCAGCCAGACGGCACGGTCAAAGGCTTCCCCACCTCAGTGGGCAACGCGCTTTCGCCAAAGCTTCCTGCGTACTTCAACAACGTAGCGCTTTGCGAAACCAAAGGACAAGGGCAGAATGTTTCCCGCGTCCTTAGAACTACATCGACGGGACTTATCGATCTTAAGAGCCCCGCGAGTTTCAAACTAGCACAGGAACTACCAATCACAACAGCACTAGCAACATTCTTCGAAACCAACAGAGGTAAAACCAAATGAGTGGATCATTCGCAGACATCCTGAACACCCCGATGAACGAAGTCGAGAAGCCGAAGCCCCGGCCTGTCGGCTCCTACATCGGTGTGATCCAGGGAGCACACAAAATCGAAAAAATCGGGAAGAACGAAACTCAGGCGGCGATCTTCACAGTCAAGTTGATCGCGCCCGGCCCAGACGTTGATCCCGGCGAGCTTGCTGCCGCGGGGGGTATCGGTGAGCGCACTGTTCGCGTGACCCAGTTCCTCACCAAGGACGCTCTATGGCGCTTGAAGGAATTTCTTCTCGCCCTCGGTATTGAGGAAGGTCGCGGCTCGATGGCCGAGGCTATGGCACAGACCCCGAACCGTCAGGCCCTTTTCAAGATCAAGCACCGCCCGTCGCCGGATGGAATGACCTTGTTCGAGGAAGTGGACTCAGTAGCTGCGCTTTGAGTTAAACCAAGGGAGGGGTTCGCGCCCCTCCCTTTTTCTGTCCCTCAAGCTTAGGCTTAAGCACATGCTTCCCAAATTCAGTGAACAAATCAACACCTCTGAAATGTCCGCGGCTGACGTTGACGCTTGGCTCAACAAATTAGCGGAGACTCTCCAAATCATCGCGGACTATCCTGACGGAGATTGGGTTCTTGCTGTTGACCACCTGAAAACTTTAGCCAAAAACGCACTGGAGATCAAATGACCTCAGGCATTTTTCACCACGTCTCCACAACCTCGATCACCATAGATCGGGAGAACAGGCAGCGCCGTGAACTCACTGGAGTGGAAGAACTCGCCGAGTCTATCTCACGCATTGGACTTATCAATCCAATCGTCATTACTCGAGCTAATGAAATTGTTGCCGGAGAGCGACGTCTCACGGCTGTCCGTCTCTTGGGATGGGACAAGGTTCCAGTGCAATATGTCGACGAACTCGACTACGCTGGTCTTAGATCGATCGAGCTTGAAGAGAACATCAAGCGAGTCGATCTGACTTGGCAAGACCAAACCCGAGCCCTCGCCGAATACCACGAGCTTCGTAAAAGTGAAGCGCCCGAATGGACTCAGGCCCAGACCGCCGCAGCCATCGGACTTACCCAAAACTACGTGTCCAAGCAACTTTCTGTAGCCGCTGAACTATCCAACCCCAAAGTCGCGGAGGCCCCTAAATTCTCCGTGGCCCGGAATATAGTGGAGCGTCAAAATGAGCGAAAAGACACCCAGGCCGTACTCGAATTACGCACCCACGGGGACTTTCAGGCCAACGCTTATTGTTCACAGCAACTCAAAGCCGCGATTCGTGAGTGCGTTGCCGGTCCTCTTGACTCTGACATGCAGGAGGCGCTCGACATGATCTGCCTGAAAATGTCTCGCATCCTTACCGGAGACCCGCGTGTCAAAGATCACTGGTCCGACATCGCAGGCTACGCCGAACTTATCGCTCGGAGACTTTAATGGCATCACGTAAACTGTCTTCGGACAAGGTGAGCCAAATCCGAGTGCTCTCTAACCTCGGTGTGACCCACCCTGAGATTGCTCGGCGGATGAAAGTCTCTGTCTCCACTGTCTGGCGGATCGTTAACAGAGTGGCTTACACTGATGTCAAATAAAATCCTAATCATCGGAGAAGCTTGGGGCGAGGACGAAGAACGTCTTCGCCTCCCTTTCGTGGGAGTAGGGGGCTATGAACTCAATCGAATGCTCAGCGAAGCAGGTATCGCCCGACACGAGTGTGAATTTACTAACGTGTTTAACCTGCGGCCGAAGCCCACCAACGATATCGAAAACCTCTGTGGACCTCGGGCCAACGTCAGTCACATGTTGCCCGCATTACGTCCCGGCAAGTACCTACTTGATCAGTATCTCCCCGAGTTGGAGCGCCTTGGCAAAGAGATTCTGGGGCATAACCCTAATCTCATTATTGCTATGGGCAATACTGCTGCATGGTATTTACTCGATGATCCCAGGATAAGCAAGATTCGAGGGACCACTTCCCTCGGAAAGTCCGGGCATAAGGTCCTCCCGACCTACCACCCGAACGCCATTCTCCGACAGTGGGAACTTCGGCATGTCACAGTCCTTGATCTGATGAAAGCCAAGCGCGAAGCTGAGTTTCCCGAGGTTCGCCGACCTAAAAGAAAGATACTCGTTCCAGAAACTATTGGGGAATTGGAGCCACTCTACAATGAGTACATCGTCCCATCCCAAAGACTCGCCTTCGATATTGAAACAGCTGCGAGTCAGATCACTTGTATCGGTTTCGCCCCTAGCACTGATTTGGCGAT